GTGAATGTTGGACTTGGTTCGATTTCAATAAAATCTTGTTCAATAAAGATCTGCAAATTATCGCCGGAGCTCATCGCAGCACAATCATACTGTAGCACGAATGTTGTAGTATCATTTGTAGTACTATACGTTGAACTCAGAATCTTTTTGCTGGTATCAGCAAAATTAAACATGATTATGTTTCGAGTTACGTTGGTAACCAGTAGCACCCTTTTTGGTGAAACGTTACCATCGACCGTGATAGAATCTGATCCCGGTGTAAATGTGTAATTAAAAACTAGTGACTTAGCCATTTATTTCTATCCTTTTTTGTATTTATCCGCCTAACGCAATGGAGTAAGCGATCGAGTTAACGTTTGTTTGCGTATTTTGAGTATCAACATACGTCTTAACTGCTGCCTCTGTTGGTACTGCTGAGTTTGAATTTCCGCCCAATGATGTATCTGATGAAAATTCATTAATTAATTCACCTAATTGAGCACCAATTGCACCCAATCTTAAACTGGTCAAACCAGATAAATCAAATGCGCTGGCATTCAAGGTTGCCTTACCAGTTGCCTGATCAACTTTAAAGTATTCACCGACTCTAAAATTACCATCCTGATCAGTTGTTACATAGTAAACACGACCCGGATATGTTTCAATAACTTCATTAGCCTGACTTGGTAATTGACTTGGTGTACCAGGGTAGTTAGTTGTTGATATACCGCCAGTTCCTACATTTAGGAAATCGTGGCCTGTCAATCTTACTGTGCTAAATCTATATCTCAAAGTAATTGTTGTTGTATCAACACTGGCTGTTGTTTTTTCTGTTGTTAAAATTACTAGAGCGTAACCTGCAGGCTTATACCCCGACGCACCAGCTGAATAATCAGCAACTGTTTGTATAATATAAGGTTGTGAATCGCCTGTGATTGTAATACTTGCACCAGCTTTCGGTTCTGCACTTAATCCAGAAAACGCTAAAACATATCCTTTCTGGCCAGTGACGCCGCCAGTTGCAATGACTGCCGAAACACCAGAACCATTTGAAATAGTTTCACCTGCTTGGAATGTTAATGCAGTTGCTTTGTAATAGATTCTGCTAACACCTTCCTGGGAACTTAATACTGTTCCCGTAGCTCCTGAAGTCTGTCCAGTAATTGTCTGACCTGGGCTAAATGATCCTCCAATGATGCTTTGATATGTTATCAATCCGCCATACAATGCGCCAGTGACCGGAGTTTCTAAATTGTCATATCCTTCAGACGAAGAACCATATGTTCCATAACTGTTATTACCGTTTAGCGCACGGATCTGACCACCGTCTGATGATGCGTATCCAAATACACAATAGTATGTAAACACTGAAACTAATTCAACTTTAGCTGCATGTCTTGTCCATACTCCAACACCGCCATCATTAATAGCAGTAAAGTTACTAAGAACCATAGACTTGTATCCTGATCCATGTACACCACCGTCTATTAATGCGCCAATGCCTCCTGTTGAGAATGTAGTAACATCCTGAACGTATGGACTCTTGGTAGTCACTGGGCTATCTGGATTTAGTGCAAAGAATGCACCACCCCTAGTAGCTGCTTCGATGCTAGTTGGTGTTCCAACACTCTTAACAAAACCGTCCATTCCTGTACAATTTAAATCCTTAACCATTGAAGCATTGCTCATCAAGAACATGGTCGAACGACTGTTCAAAGTTGATCCGTCTGTGCTTGTTCCTGCTGCGGCCGCCACTGTTGTGGTTCTCACACCATCGCCAACAATTGCCACGCTCGGAGGAACAACGATTGGTAACTGTTCGCTATATGTTCCGCTCTTGACATAGATTGTTGCAGGACCACTTACTTGAGTACATGCGTATCTAATAGATGCAAATGCACGATTCATTGTTCTACCATTGTTGCTGTTACTTCCTTCTGGAGTAACATAATAAACATTTGCTGTTTGATTATTATTTTCGTAGTTAGGAATACCTGCTGCACTAGCAACTAAAATTTGACCGTTAGTTCCGATAGGTAGTCTAGCAACAGCGCCTGCAGAGTTTCTAAAATATGTGTCACCTGTTGTTGTTAATACAGGGCCTAGGTCACCTGTTTGTGCAACTAATTGCCACGAACTTGGTGATGAAACAGGATCGTTAGCGATGTTGTCGCTAACAATCGAAATATATGAACTCTGTAGATAAGAAACAACATCGTCTAGATCATATTCTGTACCGCTGCTCCATGTTCCCATCCACTTCATACCAGAACTTAATAGTTCCCAGTAAGTAGCGTTTGGCGGTTCAATATTTGTCGCATTATCAGAAGTATGTCCTAATATACATAGGTATACTCTTCCGCCATATCTTACAGCTTCGCCAGGTTTGTAAGCCGTAGCATCTGCATAATTACCAACAAAACTTAGACCGTCAACATATTTTGTCCAATATGTTGCATTAGTAGGTACTTGATTTGAAGTTGGAGTTAAAATGTTTACATAAACATGACCACCGTATCGTACGATGTCACCAGGAACATACGGAGCCGCAGGACTTGATGACCATACACCTTGGAATTTAAAACCTCTTGAGAACGGATCCCATTTAGTATTATCTGATGGATCCTGACTGGTTGCAACATCTACTTTCGCTGCAAAAATACTTCCACCGTAGTCAACTAATTCACCCGGTTTATATGTACTACCAGAACTGTAAGTTCCTGCATAGGTATAACCTTTTACCAACACATCCCAATAGGTTGCGTTTGTTGGAAGATTACCTGTGGTAGTTTGTTTAGCTACATATTGATATCCACCATATTGGACAACTTCTCCAATATTATAAGTTGTACCTCCTGCATATGTTCCACTTAATTTAACCGATGGGTTTAGAACATCCCAATAGGTAGCATTGCTAGGAGCATTACCTGTTGAATCTTGTTTAGCAACATATGTATATGCACCAAAAGAAACGATGTCGCCTTTTCTATAGGCTGTTCCGTTATCGTAAGCACCTCTAAATTGAATACCGGTTGTAATTGCTGTCCAATATGTGGCGTTAGTTGGAAGATTGCCCGTTGTACTTTGTACTGCAACGTATGAGTTTGAACCATAAGTTACTACATCGCCTGGCTGGTATAATGTTGCTCCGTTATAAGCACCTTCAAACTGTAGTCCAGATGCGAATAATGACCAGTTAGCAGGTTCAAATGTTGCGATACTTGTGTGGTGTGTAGTACAGAGATATAATTGGCCACCGTACCCAACAACGTCATTAACTTTGTATCGTGTTGTACCAGACCATGCGCCTGCAAATGCAATACCGTCAACTAAAACTTCCCAATTAGCAGAGTTATTTTCTAAACCTAAGGTAGCAGTAGCAGCAGATGTATGACCAGTGATACAGATATAAGCACGGCCTCCGTATTTTACAACGTCAGCGACTTTATAATATGTATTAGTGGTCCATGTTTGTGCCCACTGAATACCGTCATTCATTAATTGCCATCTTGCGGCAGCTAGGTCAGTGTAGAATCCACCAGCTGCTGTTGATGACGATGTGTGACTGGATACGCAGACATAGGCTTTACCACCATATCTTACAATATCATCTTTAACATATGCGGTAGAAATTGCCCATGTATTCTTCCATACAAAACGCAATCTACCTAATTTAAACTCTGCCATGGTTAATCCCCGTTAATTTTTATATTTATTGTCCAACATCCACTGCACTGTAATCATATTTTTTATTGATACGTGCTACCAACTCGCCATTTTCATTAATATAATAATAAATGTTACGCTCATCCCATTTGTACTGATCGTAGTATAAATTTGGATAAGGCCTTGTTTTATCATCTAGTGTTCCGTCGAAGAAATCAACACCAAATTCAAAATCATTAAAATTATCGTCAAACGGTCCTGCGATATTAACTGTAACAACATCGTCGCCCAACACTTGGTCAACTTTACTTAAGAAAATATTTCCTTCTGCGTCTCTACGTAATCCATAAAAATATCTAATATTACCTTCACCAAGCATCGAGCTTAGATCTGGTGCACCAACGTAATATGTTTGACTCATAATAATATTTCCTTATGTTATTTCTACGTAGCTTACAACAACATCAACTGAATTTGGTTTTGTGCTAACAACTTTCATTTCGTTATCGCTCATAAGAATCAATTTTTCTCCGCCATTGATCGCCCTTAACGTTTGAAAAGGAGGAATAATTGTTTCTTTAATAAAATACGCAGTTGTACTAGAAGTGTCTGTCATCAGCACACTAACTTGAACAGCTTCTTCTAAAAGATTAGTCATACTAAAACCAATAATAGTAACTCTAGCCGAAGCACCGGTTTGGATAACTTGTGTTGGTGTTGTTCCTATTTCTGGTATAACTGTGTTTTTAAATGCTGTTGCCATTTTTTATCCTAGTTGTATAACTTTCTCAATTGCTACATCGATTGCTACTGCTTCAGTAATAGCACCTTGCGCTCCAGATGGATTCTGCCATGTAGAACCGTTCCATATTTCAACTACTTGATTATCAGTATTAAATCTAGTCATACCAACTACTGCATATGCTGTTGGTCTTTCTAAGCTTGATCCTACCGGCAGAACGAAACCGTTGGTGCCTTGAAATTTAAAGTATCCATTTCCGGTAGGTTGTAATAGACTAACTGCATCAGTTACTGTATTAGTAATTGTGTTATTATTAAAAGCAAAATTTGCTAATCTTACTGACCCTGTTCCATTCGCTTCAATAGTAAAGTTTTCATTTGATACTGTTGTAGTAATTAAATTGCTTTGAATACTAATATTTCCAACAGTAAGAGAATTATTAATATTAAATCTAGTTGCATTCATGTCAGCAACTATATTGCCATTGGAATAAAATCTAATAGTATTGTCATTTGCGCCAGGGGTTAATTCTGCTGTGATTTTAGTATTTCCGTCAGCATCTTCAACACCGGCTAAGCTGTACCAAGCACTTCCATCGTAACCTTCATATTTGCTAGTTTCTGTATTATATCTTAACATACCGGCAGTTGCAGATAATGGTCTTTCTGCTGTGGTACCTCTTGGTAATGTTATTGCTTGTGTTGTATCAAATCTGATAACTCCGGAACCATTGGGTCTTAAGATTAAGTCTTGATTGCTATCCCAAGTAGAAATAACATTTTCGTTAATATCTATTTTTTCTAAACGAATTGCTCCAGTGCCGTTCGCTTTAAGTTCTAGATTAGCATTAGATGTAATAGTTCTAATAACATTATCAAAGATCTCAATGTCTGATAACACTAATCTGTTAGCATAAAGATCTTTCCAACGCAAACTGTCAGTACCTAGTGTGTAAGTATCTGTTGTTTCTGGTCTTAGATTACTAGTAATACCTGCAACAATGGAAATAGTATCAGTCGATTCGTTACCGATTGTAATATTTCCGCCAATATTGATATCGCCGTCGGCGGTAATATTTCCCGATGTATATAAATTTCCGTAGACGTTTGCATCAGAAAATATTTCAACTTTACCAGTACCGTTTGGTCTAAACTGTAGATTTGAATTCGAAACTGCTGTTGAGATTTGATTATTTTGAATTACTAGATCGTCAATCTGTATTTTAGACTGATAAACTGTAAAGTCATTATTGGCTGGTAAAAAGGATAAAGTGTTTGTTGTTGAGCTTAGATTATTGCCATCGAAAATTAAACTACCAATCTTAGCTTGGTTGATAACTTCTAAATCTGTAGTGCGTGTTACACCTGCAACATCTAAATCGTATTGAGGATTGTTCGTGTTGATTCCTACTCTAGGATTTGAGTTAGTAGGTGAATTCACCTTTAGGAATAATAGGTCGGTCTCAAAAGCCAGATCTACTCCGTTACGAAGTAAATTCGCTTTCAAGAGCGGACCGGAAATACGACCAACAGCCATGCGCTCTCCTCAATACCCCGTGTTTCACGGTTAACCACCTTACATTGCGGGTTTACCACAGTTTAATTGAACAAGTGTTTGGTCTACGCTTGTACTAGTTTATTTATTCAAAATTGGATTTAACCAAAGATGATGGTGTAAAGATCGATGATTTCTTCTAACTCGTTTTGAGTAATGGAGGTGCTAGGACCGATAGATAGAGCATAAGTGACTCCATTAAACACTTCTAGATTGTTAGTGTCAGTGTTTAGACGAAAATCACCAATTTGGGTTCCTGGAGGTGCTGTTGCAATTGTTGGACCGCTAGGAATAACAAGTCCATTATTTCCTGCAAATTTGAAATATCCACGACCGGTAGTACTTAAATTTATATTTTGACTGGTGCTAGAAATAGTATTGCCACTAAAATTAAATTGCTCAACAATTAAGTCTCCAGTTCCCTGTGCTGAAAGTAATACATCGCCATTTACTGTCTGGGTGGTAATTTTACTAACTGCCGAATCTATAGAAATTGTATCGTTTACAGTAATTTTAGAAGTGTTTACTTTTGTTGAATCAATCGTGGTTGTTAAAATACCGTTAATTTGAAACTTGATACTGTTACTATCATTCGATCTTATAGGATCAATATAAATCTTGGTGTTTACATCAGTATCGGCTATTTCATTAAAAGATACAAAACTGCTGCCTGCATATCCTTCGAAATTATTCTTAGTGGTATTATATCTTAATTCGCCACTGTTTAACGATGATCGTTGTGCTGTTGTTCCTACAGGTAAAAGTGTTGCATTAGTTTTATCAAAAACTACGTTCGGATTAAAAACGATAGTATTGCTGATTGTATTCGAAATTACATTATCGGCAAATCTAATATGTTCTGCAGAAATTCCTCCGGTTCCGCTGCCAGACAATTCTAAGTTAGAATTGGATATAGTAGTTTTAAGAGTGTTGGCTTCTATTCTAAGATTTTCTAGGTCAACATAATCTGAAATATAACCAGCAAGCCAACGATAAGAACTAGTACCTAGAGAATATAATCCCGTTGATGCGGGATTTAAATTTTGAGTAAAGACCGGATTAATATCAACAGTGTCATTTGGGTCTGCACCAATAGCGATTTGACCACCAATCAAAACATTTCCATCAACATTAATAGTTCCTGTAAGATACAGATTTCCATTAATATCTAGTTGCTGATAAAAATTAGTATCGCCAGTTCCAGATGTATCTAAGTTAATATTAACATTAGAATTTTTTGATCCAATGACATTTCCATCAAAGTAAAGATCGTCAACTTCATTTCGATCCATAACAATAACGCCATTCTGCCCGCCCGAGGCAGTAATGTATAATGGGCCGTTAATTGTTTTAACTTGATTGTTTTCTAAAACAGTGCCTTCTAAAGTTGATCTAGGAGCGATTAATTCAACTGTTCTAGTTTTACCGTTGATCTCTAATGTTCTAGTAAATGCATCAGTATTAATTCCGACACCGCCTTGGCCGCCGTTTAAACCGACGTCTAAGTAGAGTAAATCAGTATCAAAGGCAAGGTCAACGTCCTGTCTTAACAGGTCGTCTGCGAGCATTGGGCCGGAAATTCTACCGATATCTGCCATGTTATCTTCCTTTTATGTATTTATTGGAAGGGCAGAGATGTTTATTGATCGAAACCGTAGTAGACAGTAATTTCTTTTCCTGTTGGAACTGCGGACAAGAAATTAAGATATGTACCAGAAGGATATCCGAGCGGATTAGTTACTATTGTGAAATTTGTAGTAGAAATTTGAATAACGTTTTCTACTAGAACGATAATATTATCTGCACTTGCAGGAACAAATGTTAAAGGGCCAAATTTTGTTTCTGTAGCATTGCCTGGACCGAGAGTTTGTTTAGTAATAGTGCTAGGGCCCTTTAATCGCAAAGTTCTCCAAGCACCGTCATGGTAAATTTCTAAACCAATACTTGTCGATGCGGGATTTGCTCCTGCACCAGAACTGGTATTATAACGCACCATACCACCGGTTAATAAACTAGCTTGTGGCTGTTGTGCTGTAGTTCCCTTAGGAACTCTCATGCTGTTTGTTGAGTCAATGACAATACGTCCAGATGGATATTGGATATAAGCATTATCGCTAGGACTAAATTTAGAAATATTTTTAGTTTTTAAAAATTTCATTTTATACTGTCAATGTACTAATAGTTGCTGCAAGATAACCTACGTCTACAGTTCCACTAGAACTATATGCTGTAAATCCTGTCGAATTTACATTAATGGAAAACGTGTCATTTGTTAATACCGCAACAACCTGATAGGTGTTACCATTTAGTTCTGTCATTCCGCCCACGCCGGAGATACTAACATAGTTGCCTGCTTCTAAATTATGACCGACCGCTGTCACGACTGCTTGAGCTGCTTGACTAACACCTGTAATACTAATTTGTCTATTAGTTCCTGTTGCTGTCGCTAATATACTATCACCGTTGTCTAAAACAACTCTCTCGGTGTCAAAGAATAAAGTTTCGCCTGCAGGGATGTTTAAATTTTTAATAATTGTATTAGAAGCAAATTTTGCTTTGCCAGACTTAATTAAATGTACTTCTAAAGATACAGCTCTCACTGACTCATCTGCAGGATCAGGAGTTGCAGTGTTGCAAAATACCATAGTTGTAATAGCATTCGTGTTTGTGCTTGAATAAATTGTGGTATCGTATGCAGAAAGTAACAGTGTTGATTGAATCATTTATATTTTTTCCGTTAAAAGAGCATACTCCAAAGAAGTGCTCTATTTTTATTTGTTAATTCATTTGTGCTTGATGTATTTACAAAAAATACACCACTATTTCCTGTGCCCGGAGTTGCAGAATAAATTATTGTATTTCCTGCCACCGAAGACGGAACTGATGCTTCATTTTCTAACTGCAATGGTGCATTTATTTTAATTTTTCCAGTACCGTTTGCATCTAAAGTTATTCCGTCATTGGTGTTTACCGCTGAAATAGTGTTAGGACTAAAATTTAATCCGTACATTTCTAAATTGTCACGATAGAAATTAGCTACGATTACACCATCTACATCTAAACGAATTCTACTAGATCCTCCACCAAATAGAGATGCTTTATCAGACGAATCAAGAGTTCTAACAGTAGTATCGTTATCTCTTAAGAAGTAAGTTGGATTATTTAAAACTGCATAATTAACATACTTCACATTGGCTAAAATATCATCGGCCAATGTTGCTGTTACTGATGATGCAGGAGGATTAGTTGGGTTAGCAATAGTTAATAAAATTTCATTCAGATAATCGGTTGTACCAGTTACCTTAACTACTCCTTTTCCCGAACCTATTAATGTTAGATCTCCCTCATCTACGCTCGGATCTGTTCTTATAAATCTGGTTTTTAATGCGCTGGAAGAAAAATTATAAACACCGGGACCAGTTCTTTGTGCAATTTCAAAAGTATCAGTTGATTCATTAAATGTCAATGATGCTCTAGGATTCGCTAAACTTCCTGCTATCACACCACCGGAAGTCCAACTTCCAGGATCCGATACTATAGGATATGAAATTGATGTAGTTGTGGCCGCAGTTAATACAACAGAAACTCCGCCTAAATTATAACCAGACGGAGTTACATTTGAAATAGTAACTCTGTCTCCGATTTGAAATGGTTGTGGATTTGTTAGAGAAAAAGTTAATGTTGCAACACCGTTACTCCAAGAACCACCAGTAACACTAATTACTGTTGTGATACCAGCAGCATATCCTCTATCTATTTCAAAACCCGAATATCCTAGAGATACACCATTAGCAGTTTCGCCAGAATTAAAAACTAAAATGTTATCTTGAACATTAATATTTTCAGCTTCGATGGTTACGGTAGTACCATCAACAACAAGGTTACCAGTGACTCTAACTTCACCGATACCTACACCAGTGTCCAGTCTAATAACACCAGCACTAGATGTTTTAATTGTATAATTGCCGTTGGTTTGTACTACCTGTGACATGTTAATCCTCTATTAGATTGCTGTTAAAACAATATAATCGTTTGAGCTATCATTTTGTAGAACCCATGTATAACGATTGTTGCTAAAATCTGTTGCTACACGTTTGGTGATTTTTGCAAGATTTACTTTTGCACCACCGTTACCACCAACATAACCAAATAGATTCATTTGACCAACTGCCGATGGAGTAGCATTTTGCATTACACAAGTTGTTAATACTGTTGGGGTTCCAATTCTTGCTACTACAAAAGTTTTTGCACCACGTTGTTTGATTAGAATACCGTCGGTTCTTAGGCTTGTACCATCGTGGAATTCAACTCGAATACCGGTATTTGTTGTTGCATAGGTGTTTAATACATCAACACCATTGATATCTTTTCTTAATGGACGTCCCATTTGTTTCTCCTTAAATATGACGTTTTAGGTCTACGCGGCGGGTACCGCATAAGTCTTGCCCCATGCAAGCTCATTTACTAGACAATGTATTTATCTTTGGGAAAGCAATGCCATCAGTTCTAATTTTTCCACTGTAGAAATTACTCTGTTAATTTCATCTAATTCTTGCTGTGCTAATTCTAGGTATTTTTTACTTTTGGTTTGTCTGTAATGAACACCGGCTATGGCAAAATTTTGAATACGTTGTTCTATAATATGTTCGATCTGATTTACATCATGAGCAAACATAGGAAATCGTCTGCGCCAATCGTTTATTCTTTTACGCAACTCCGGAAAATCTTTATCACTTTCAACTTGCATCCGATATTTAAGCCAAACAAAAAGGGCCCAAAGGCCCTTTTTGAAAACATATAAAATGTTTTTGGTTGATTAGCTAAACTTAACGTTTGCGCTAGTAATATCAACTTTACCTAGGTAGTCAGCTGCGTTACCTAGAGAAGATGCAACGTTAGTTAACTCAACATAACCATAACGTGTCATGAAGCTAACTACTGGCTCAAATGTTGTTGGATCTAGAACAACACCGCTGCTCATCAATGGAATGTATGGGCAGTAGAATGCTGGTGCGTCAGATTCGCTAGAACCTTTGTAACCAATTAGTACTGATGTGCTATCAGCAGCATAACCGTCAACATAAACACGCATTGCGCTGTTCAATGTACCAACAAACTTGGTGTTTGTAGGTGCTTCGAAAGTACCTTCAGTGGTACGTGCAAACGCAGAAGTAGTTGCAGACTGAAGAATTGTTAACGCAAATGGGCTAACAACTGCATAGTTACCTGCACCACGACGTGTACGCTGAGCGATCAAGTTTGCAACACGGTTGATTTGAACAGCTAAAGCAGCGTGTTCGTCACCAACGAAAGTTGCTGTACCGCTAACTGCTGCTTGGTTATAAGTCTCAGTAGCTGTACCTGCTAGAGTACGTAAAGAAGCTAGAACTTCTTGATCGATTTCAGCAGTAATTTCTTGTGCTAGAGCAGCCATGATTTCTGCTTCAATGTCGATGCCTTGCTGTGCTTGTGCATCTTGAGCAGCTTCAAATGTCCAACGTGCGCTTAACTTACGAGTTTTTGCCTCGACAGTTTGCTTGAGGATTTGAATGCTCATTCTCTTACCTGCTTGACCTTCTAATGTAGCAGTAGAGTTAGCTTTTGGTGTGGAATCAGTATCATTACCAGAATATGCAGCAGCAATCTTGAATGGGCTGAATGCTTCCTCACCAGCTGTTACGTTGTTACCGCTATCTGCATAGCGAACACGTAGAGTATGAATTTGGCCAACTGGGCCAGTCATTGGCTGGACGCCAACTAATTCATTAGCGATGACCGTAGGCATCACACGTCTGATCACTGGAAGGATCACACGATTTAGGGTTGCAACGTTACCGGCAGAAGTAGCACCAGCAGTGGCACTCTCAGACAAATACTTGCGGGTATTTTCTAAAGTAGTGGCCATTACTGAACGACGAGTTCCTTGTAGGCCTTCTAATAGTGCCTCTTTGGTTTCCTGCCAGCGTGACTCGAGTAGTTCTGACATATTAGTTCTCCTTAAACTTTAAGTCCCGCAAGCTTGCGGATTGTGAAAATTTCAGCGGCTTTCCCTTCGCCGCTTGGTGTATGTGCCTCTTTATCGCCTGTAATCTCTTTGCCTTCTACTAGTGCCTTCTTCTTAGGAGCTTCGCCGGCCATTACGGCTGGTAGATACTTATCGTATGCTCCGCGGAGTTTGTCTGTTGCTACGCTTTCTAGCAACTCGTTCATTACTGTACGCTTGTCTCCAGCAAGTGGTCCTAAAAGTTCACTCATAATGTCTTTACGGACTGCAAGATCTTTCGCAATGCGAATTTCTCTGTCTTTGCTTTCAACGATTCTTTGATGTTCTGCTACAATTTTTGCTGCTTCTTCTAGCTCAGCTTCTCTGGTTTTAACAACCTGTAGAAGTTTTGCTGTTTCAGATTTCTCATTTAAGTGAGATGCAGCGTATTCGCTTGCAAAGCTTTCAAAAATACGACGACCAAAGTCATTTTTGCGAGCAGCTTCGATGTCTTCTTTTAGTTGACCAATTTCAGAACGTAGAGTTTTTTCTACTGCTTCTTTAACTAGAACTGCAGAACGTGATAGGAATTGTTTCTTAACACTTTCAAATTTAGCTTTGCTTTCGCGAACTAATTTTACTTTGGTTTCTGCAAGGTCTTTCTTGTCAACGTGGAATTCTGCTATTTCTTTGGCTAGACTATCCACAATAAAAGATTCTAACTTAGCAACATTTGATGCTACTCTCTTGCGATCTTCGTGAAGTTCAGAAAGTTCAGAAACTAATTTATGTAGAACGAATTCTTCCATTTTCTTAGCATCATCTTTCATTTTCTTAGCATACTTGGCTTTAGCTTCAATTAAACCTTGACGGTCTTCTGCTAATTCGCCTAGCTCTGCTTGTAAACGGTCTTCTAGCATTTTTTCAACTGCTTCGACCATTACTGTTTTGTCGTGTTCGTATTTTTGTGCGAACTCTTCACGTAGCTCTGCTGTAACTTGATCTCGGTTTTCTTGAATTCTTGTATTCCAAGCTGTTTCAATCTCCGATTTCATTTCCTCGGAAATCACATTATTTTCAAAGAGTTGTTTAACTAAATCTAGCATGTGATTCTCCTACTGTTATTTGAGACCTGAAATAATTTTTTTCAGGCTTTCTGCTATGTATTTCTGTGCCTTTGGATCGCCTTGTACTTCCCTTGCTATATTGAATGATCTATAACCGCCTGTTTGATTCATTATGTGTTCGTAAACTGGTGTCGGATATGCTCCTGGAGCGGATGGTTGAGCTACTATATCAACTGTAATGATTTCAAAATCACTTACTTTTCCGCTTCCGTCTTCAGCAACATTACCGGAACCTCTGCTTGATACGCCAAGCTTGACTCCACTCTCCAACATGGTTGAAATTAACTGTCCCATAGGAGTTGGTAGAATCTTTAATTTTCCGTATCCATTTGGACCATCCATCCACATTTTTGTTAACATGTGGCTAACACGATCCAAATTAATGCGTAGGTCCGCAGGGTGATCAACTTCCCCTAGCACTGAATATCCGCCAGCTATCTGTTCATTGATGGTTTTGACAGCCCTACCAATTTCGGAGACTGGATATATTCTCTGATTTGCATTGCGAATATCGCCCTGGATGCAAATACCGTTAAGGTGTAGAGATTTTTTTCCAGCTTCTTCAACTGACTCAATAACTAGACCTGCCTGGTCAAAACTCAGATGCTCGCTAAGGTAATTTTTCACCTAAAGGCTCCGATTACTTGTTACGGAACAAGCTTGCGCTATTTGTTCCGCCTTGTTCACCTGCGCCCTTCTTCTCAGCGCCGTGTCCTGGTTCTTTTGATTTAAAACCGGTCTTACCTGCGTTACCGCCTGGTACATTTACGTTACCGGTATTCATTTGTTGTGGCTTATTGCTTGCTAAACCGCCAGCTGTACCTTTTTCTGAACCTGTACCGCCTTTTGCGATGTTAGCGGTTGTACCGCCCATATCATTTTTCATATTATCGATGATAGACTTAGTGTTTGCACCAGATGCTTCGCCGGAACCTTTCTTCTCAGCGCCATGGCCGCCTGCAACTTTTTCTACATATTCACGTACAGTTGCCATTTCTGGTTCAAAAGAATCTTTCATTCCCATGCCTGGCATTCCGTCCATATCGTCACCGCCCATATCAGGCATTTCGTCGCCCATATCGTCGCCGCCGACTTCGGATGCTAGTTCATCAAATTTTGCCATTAATTCGTCAAATCCATCGCGAACGTCTTGCTTGGTTGCTGGCTCGTCGGAATCGCCTTCTTCGCCTTCGTCGTCATCGCCTTCAATGTCTTTCATAAGGCTGTCAGTAGGATCTCCTTCGTCTTCGCCTTCTTCGTCGTCACCTTCGGTAACTTCTAGATCTTCGAAATCTTCTTCTACTGCTTCTTCGTCGCTGTCTGCGGATTCTTCTGTCTGCTCGTCCTCAATCTCGGACTCAATTAGACCTTCGTAAATTTCGCGTGATTTTGCTACTACATATTCGTGAAACAGCTCATCTGCTTTGTCTGTTTCGCCATTAACTAGGTGCTCGAGCATCTGCTCAAGAGTGGTTTTATCTGCCATGGTGTAATCTCCTCAATGGTAATTAGGCTGTCGAATTATTTACTACTATTATTATAAATTGGCTTGAAACGACGTTTTTTTGATCGTTTTTAAGATTTTTGAAGCGTTAGTCCAAAATTTGTAGCTAAAGTGTCGTAATTCATATGAATTAGATTTCTTTGATCTGCTAGTGCAGGTGGTGTGAAATATTTTTTATTTCCAACTAATCTATAAAAAGTTGTAGATGGGAAATCTTTAATAACACGTTCTGTTTGAGTTACCCAATTACCGTAAAATGTAGGAACTTCCCAACTGTTTTTATAGTTAAAGGTATCAGCATATACATTATTAAATTTGCCTTCTATACCCTCAAAATCAAATCCTAAAATGTAAATTTCTCTATGACCCATAGTTGCTGCTAACCAAAGTGCAGTAGGTCCGCTACTCCAGCCTTTGTGCGGATCAAAAAAGTTAAGATTAGTAGTGTTAAGGATACCTTTGTTTGGATTTGTCCAAACAGTATGATTCTGATTGTATCCTGCAGATACGATTTCATTGACCATTTTTACATCGACTGCAATTAAATGATCAACTGACGCTTCTCTGTATATCGCATTACAGGCAAAGGTAATACCTTTAGGAAGTAAATCGTTTATATTGATTGCTAAACGACTACGTCCATTTCCTAATACAAATGCGGGTTTACTGGGGTTGTTCTGCGGTTGCTGGTGGTTGGCCATACATCTGTCTTACAAAACCAAGTTCGGCTTCTTTTTCAGCTTCGTGTGCTTCACTCTGCATACGTAACAGATTGATTTGTTTAAAGGTTAGCCGTACTTTTCTAGTATCTTCTTGATCCAAAACAGATGAATCGTTCTCGGCACTGTACCTGCGGTCAATGCTGTAATTGTTATTTTTATCGTTAAAATAAAAGAACTCTAAAAGTTTCATCTTGTATTTATCTGTTTTGGTTACTGTGCTGGAGCAGCACCGGCTTCTGCTTCAGCACCAGTTGCTGCTTGTGCAGCCATATCTTCTGGAGCTTCGGCTGATTGATCTGCCATATCTGCTTGCATTCCGCTAGGAGTAATTCCCATAGAACGCATGTCTCCGGCAGCATCGCTAAGGGCAGAAACTTTGTCTCCGTTTTCTTCTTTCCAGAGGCGTTCGTTTTCTCTGATTTCTTCTTCGGTTAATCCTAAGAATCGTTTTAGAGCAAAACGCTTGCTCATATAAGCAACTTCTTGTAGCCCCGTAAAGCTTTGAATTCTAGCGTTATCTAGCTCACTTTGACGATAAGCGGCAAAGTTTTGTGGCGGATTAAACTTTAATTCGAATAGACTATTATCAATATTAATGCCTTGTTTTTGAATCCAAACTTTAAATTCTAGATCAAATTCTTCAACAATTAAGCTTTGTAAACGCTTACAATATTCATTAAAACGCAGTTCTTGAATGTATGCAGTACCTACTTTTCCGTCGGTAAATGACATCTGACTGTCGTCTGGACCTGTTGGTAAGTAGCTGCTTGGAATACGTAATGCACGGAATAATTTATTTGTAAAATATTTTAGATCGTCGATTTCACCGAGATTCGTCCCTCCAGGCAGGGTCTCAACTTTGGATCCACGTCCCTCTGCGGTCTGTGGGAAAAAATAATCTTCGTTAATTGACAACGGATTGTAACTAGCATCAACAACACTAGTTCCGCCGCCCGTTGAACTTGGAATACGTCTTTGATGGATTTCATTTTTTACTCTCTCAACAAATCCCATGGCCATGTGCGCTGGCATGTTTCCAACGTCTACATAGAAAATACGTCTTTCTGGAGCACGTTGAATACGATAGATAATAATCGCATCTTCAAGCAATTCTTTTTGCTTGTAGACTTTGAAAACTGATTCTAATAATGAATTACCAAAAGGATAGTTGTTGTCTAATCCCTCACTTAGGCTAATGTGTATAACATTTTTTGCATTTACAGCAACTTCATTTACCTGTGTTGAAAATCTAGTACCGGTTGCCTGCGGAGTAGTTCCCACCATACCGCGACCTAGCGCACCACCGCTTACATAACTGGCTGTGCCCTGCGGACTAGTATGGGTGTTTGGATGTATCGATGTTGCTACAAGTTCTTTAAAATTAAAATTAAAGTCTTGTATTACATATTGCTCGGGTTCTTTACCTTCGCTTTCGTTCACGATAATTTTTGAAACTTTTGCAGGATCGACATAATACCATTTTAGGTTTTCTGGATCTCTTACGAAGAAACAATCTCCGTATTTAAAAGTGTTTCTTACAATTTTAAAAACTCTGTTTTCAAACTGTTGTATTTTGTGCCATTTCTGTAGGCTATCTTTTAACAACTTAACTTCTGTTGCCGTAGGTTGACCTTTGAAGAAAATCTGAAACGCTGTGCTGTTTTCTCTGTTCTTTTGAGTACAGAATTCTGCAAGGATATCAAGTGCAGCATTAATCTCACTGTCCATATCCATGGTATTGTACTGCATATATCGCTCAACGCGATTAGGTGTACCGGCATAGACATCGGGCAAATAATTAGAATAATTTGCGCGAGCTGGACCTGGTTTCCCACCTCCATTGCCAAGAGGACTAAATTGACCTCCTTGCCCTTCAATTTTCACAGGTGTAAAATATTTTTTCCAACTCATATTAATTCCAAATTATGCCATAGTAGGCGATGCAAATACGTTATTGCCTAATCCTTTCTGTACGCTTAATTGTCTTTCAGCTAAATCAGCTACTACCTTATTAACCTTAATTAATTGTTCAAGTTTAGTATTTACGCCAGCTAACAGCGATTCTGCAGATTCTGGTCTGTTGACAGCAGCACCTTTTTGACTTTCTGTTTTCTTACGTTCAGCTTCTTCTGCTTTGACTTTTGCCTCAGCTTCAGTTTTGGCCTTGTCTTCTATTTGTTTTTTCTGGGCATCAGCACCTGCCATGGATGGATTCTGGAGACTATATGCATATCTTGCACTTTCTTCAGGACTCATATTTCCTAAATCCACTGGGCCTGATGAACCTGGACCGGCGGCGCCTGGTTTATAATCTTCAATAGTATTACCGGAACCTGGCATGTTTCCAAGATTAGCAGGATTAGTCCAAGAACCGCCACCACCACCGCCACCTAAGTGCGTATTACCCCACTGCGGACCTTTAAGATCTGACATTTTCATTCCGGTCAGTGCTTCTAGATAATTTCCTTGTGCAGCTTTTTTCCTATCGTTTTCTCGCTCTCTTTCTATCCTTGCTCTTTCATCAAGATTTTTTTGTTGGCGGGTCAACATATCTTTTTCAAGAGTCTCTCGATCAGTTTTGGTCTTGGTAATTACTTCTTCTTGATCTTTGATAGCTTGTTTATATTCGTCACCGACAGTGATCATGTCCATTAATTTAAGTGCCAGTAATTTAATATTTTGACCAAATTCTTGAAGATACGACCACAGCCATTTAAATCCATCACCTATTAGCCCTAGATCTAGACCAAATTTATCCATAGCCCATTTAATAGCCATGAATCCGCCTATAACTAACGCAGCTACCGCAATAGCAGGCAACCATGCGGCTGCTGTTGCCAATGCCGTTGCAATCATAGTAGCCGCATTGGCAATCAATGATGGTATCACTTTTATTGCAATCACTGTTGCGATTCCTAGAAATATTGGTTTCCAATAATCCTGTATAATATTTCTAATTGTCAACATCGCAGGAACTACAAATTCATGTATTACATGTTTTATCGTTTTTCCTAGCCAATTAAAGATTGGAGTTACAAAATCAATAACAACTTCAGCAGCACGAATAAGACCCTTGATTAACCATTTTGCTGCTGGTACAAGATAGTTGATAAACACTTCAGCTGCCCAAGTTACTGCCGGAACTAGATAATTTTGAAATGCTGGTATTACAAAATCTCTAACAATATCAACAACTGCTCTCAGCATTGACATCATTGTTCCGATAACACCAGAACTAGATAACATCATTAAAAATTCATTGCTGATTGCTGCTAATTGTTGTTTAATTCCTTCTAAAGCCGCTGCTTGACCGTCTGTCTTTTTAGCAGCCTCTTCTTGTGCTGCGGCACCATCTATTAAAGCGTTTTCACCAATTCCTGCGGCAGCATTAAACATATTCGTTTGTTTAGCAAAGTCTGCACTAAATCTACCAATATCTTTATATTGATTCGCTGCCTGCTTGCCTTCTATGCGTAGCATTTCATTTAGCTTGTTTCTTTCTGCCATGCTAATTTCTTCGCCGCGCTGTGTTTTTTCAGCAAACTGTCTCATCATTTCTGCAGACTGCGGCATCATTGCCATGAAACGTTGACTTTCTTCCGTAGTCGCAGAACCAGTTGCCATGATATCTTTAGCAACATCTCTTAATGGCCCCGGTAATCCTGTAACTGTGTTTCTAAATGAGTCAGCAACTTCTTTACTCATGCCTGCCATTGCTGCTTGATATTGTGCATCTGCTGCTAACTTTGCCTGTGCTTCTTCTTGTTGTTTGCGAGTTTCACCTGTTACTTTAGCTAACAAGTCCATTTCTTTTAGATATTTTCTACTACCAGCGACTAATTCTGCATTAGTCATGTTGGTATTCTTACCGCCCTGTACTGTTAACTTTGTATAATTGGCTAGGCCTTGATTTACTTCTTCGGTGGTATAACCCATGTTATACAAATCACGACTAGTACTTCTTAATGTTCTGCTAATATCGGCAAATCGTTTACCACCGCTTTCGGTGTTGCCGCCCAATAATCTTAATGCTTCACCATTTTGTGCAATAAGCTGACCAAACTGCTGCATTGTCATGCCAGCATTACTAGCTGCCATAGCAAAATTGCTTACACTTCCGCCAAACGTTGCTCCTGATTGTGCAGCGGATTGATAGGCTTTTGTAGTCTGTGATACCGCACTAGCAACCGCAGCAAACACAGTTCCCATGATAGGTATCTTTGAAAACACAGCGGCAGCAGATTCTACACTGTCACCCATATTAGCCAATGTTGACAAAGTATTAGTAATACCATCGGCTAATCTCACGGTCATTATAGCGGCTCTGTTTATCGCTAAACCAAATTGATTCATTGATCTTGCTACCGGACCTTTTTCATCATATGGTCCAGCACCGCCGCCTCCTGACCCACCTGTGCCTCCACCTGTGCCTCCACCGCCGCCACGGCCGCCACCGCCCATTTTGCGATCCCATTTTTTCATAATCTTAAGCAACTCTTTTAGAGTTTGCTCAGAAGCGGCATTATTGGCTTCAATTAGCCCTACACCAGGAATGTCAATTGTTACGGCCATTATGCATTTTCCACAAAAAGTGCGCAGATAAATATTCTGCTTATAGTATTTATCGGAGACTAAAAATGGCAGAAATGCAAAAAACACAACAAAACAATAATCCACTGGCTCAATATTATCGACAGCCTAAAATATGGATTAGGTTACCATCAAAAGGCCATTGGTATCCGGAAGGTAGTTTGGATAGAAGTGTTAACGACGAATATCCCGTGTTTGCCATGACTGCCAAAGATGAGTTGCTGTTTAAAACACCAGATGCATTATTATCTGGCCAAAGCACAGTTGAAGTTATAAAAAGCTGTATTCCAGCGATTAAAGAACCATGGAATATGCCTTCGATTGATGTTGATGTCTGTTTAATTGCAATCCGTTTAGCAACATACGGAGAAAACATGGAAATTACAGTTACATGTCCTAGCTGTAAAGAGGATAATGATTATGCGATGAATTTAAGAATGTGGCTCAATCAATTTGATCAATTTGAATATATCGATACAGTTGATGCTGATCCGTTGACTATTAAGATCCGTCCTTACGCTTATAGAGAAATTACCAAAGCAAGTTTACAAACATTAGAACAACAAAAACTAGTTCAAATCGCTACCGATGACAATATGAGCGATGAAGAAAAAATTGAAAAATTTCAAGCTGGATTTATTAAATTAACAAAATTAACTGTTGATCTTGTTGCAGGTTGTATTACTAGAATCGAAACTCCAGAAGGTTCAGTCACTGATCAACAATTTATCAATGAATTTCTAAATAATGCTCCAAAAGATGTATTTGAAAAAATACACGATCATGTGTTAAAGATAAAAAACGAGATTGATTTAAAACCACAATCAGTTAAATGCGGACATTGTGAACATGAGTTTACCACTCCAATCACGATGGATCAATCAAATTTTTTCGCGGTAAGGTCTTAACATCATCCGAGCCGGAGATCTTACTGTATGCTGATCAACTAGACAAAGAGGCTCTGGAGATAAAACGCGATGTACTGAAATTATGCTGGTACATGCGTGGAATGTCTTATTCTGAGGCAATGCACCTCAGTTATGAAGAAAGAAAGATTGTTGGCGAAATTATCAAAGATAACTTAGAAACTACAAAAAAGACTGGGATGCCTTTCTTTTAAAACATCTTTGCGTGTACACGCTTTAACATAACTAATTCTTGACCTTGCGGTGTTTGTTTAGCTATTATTTTTTGTATTCCAGATTTAAAATCTGGATCTTCCATATCCTTAAACCACTCTCGATTTAATCCTAATTTTAAATCTCTGCGGTCGTTATCGTCGATCGGTTCGTTGTTTAAGACCTTACCCAGAGCATTCTTTAATCGCTTTCGATCTTCGGCTCCTGCTGGCTTTTTCTGTTGTTCGAGATCTCCGTCTTTATACAGCATCTGCATAGCTGGATCAAAATCTTTGAAAAACATTCCAACTCCTCTGGCGACACCCCTTCCTAAAGAACCTAGAGCACTTTTAGAAGCACCTGCTGCCGATTTAGCAGCAGAAATTCCTTTGTCGGCGATTTCGCCAGGTTGTTTGTGTTTGATTAATTCAAACTCATAAAATCTCATTTGGCTTGAACCTTTTTCAACTGCATCATTATCTGTTGTGTTGTTTGAGGATCTGCTTTGATAATAGCAATCATTGCGTTACCCAAAGTGGTTATTTGATTTCTATTTGGCTGTCTTCCTTGTCTAATCACAGAAATAGCCTGTGTTAATACTTTAGGATCTACTCCTGGTAACATTGCCGCTAACTGATTAACATTTAAGTTACCTTTGATTCCGCCAGGTCCTTCTGAATCATCTTGACCCATAAGACCTCTAATAAATCCACCTGCAGCACCTCCGGCTTTCTGACCACCTTGTTGTCCACCAGATTGAGCTCCGCCAGCTTGTTGACCACCACCTTGTTGACCGCCTGCTTGCTGTTGACCGCCTCCGCCCTGGACTCCTGCTTTAGCTGAATCTTGTGCAACTGCCATGAAGATTTTATCTAACTGACCTCTGCTTAATGCTTCTAATAAAAGATCAAATTCGTACTCAACTGATTCACTAAATCTTGATATACTTTCAACTTTACCGCCGGGTGCTCCTGGTTTCTTTCTTTGACGTGGTTGTTTCTGTTTCTGTGGTACAGGATTCTGCTGAGGTTCTGGATTCATCTTGATAGGATTATCACCAGTTTGTGTTTTTACAAATTGACTAATCGCATTATTAGTGCTTCCTGATTTAGCCGCTGCTCTGGCATCTCTCTTCTTAACTGCACCAGGAGTCTGACTCAGTTGTCCTGCAACTTTACCGCCACCTTGCTTACGGCCTGCAGGAGTCTCTGGTTGTTCGGCTCCTTGTGCTGGTTTAGCGAATGCTGTTCTCGGATCTGTAGTCGATGGAACACCTGTTGGAACCTGTTGAGTCCCTGGAACATTTTTAAATGTAGATGGATCATTAGTTCCACCGGTTGAAATTTTTTGCTGTCCTCCGCCTAACTGATTATTGAAATTAGGTTTTTGTGCAGGATCCTGCTGTTGTGGAGTTTCTGGATCTAGTTTAGGTTCAACTCTATTTTGAGGCTGTGGATTATCACCTGCCGGTTGTTTTTTCTGTTGCGAAGGTTGTTGCTGCTGTCCTCCAGCATCTTGAGGTTGTTGTGCTCCAGTGCCTTTGCCTTTGACCATGCCCTTGATAGCATCCATGCCTTTAGCCAACATACTTTTTTCAGGACCTGCAGCGATAATCTTCTCAGCAGCATCAGTAGGCATTCCTTTAGATCTTAAAAAGTCTAAAACAACATCGGGCTCTGCTTTCAATCCTGTCTTACCTAGATACTCTTTAAAATCAGCAGAT